TCTGGCTTGCTGGTATAATGTTATCTGAAGGAATACCCACAGGTACGACAAGACATATAGCACTTGTACATACAGGTGTTAATATGTTTATGGCAATTACTCTTCTACCCTTTATTCAACCAATAGCTAGATCTATATCTAAATTTTAAAAAATGAAACTAAGTAAAAACTTTAGTCTCAAAGAGTTGACCAAAAGTCAAACTGCAATGCGTAATGACATTGATAATAGCCCTAATACTGAACAAATAGTAAACCTTACAGCACTATGTAATTGTGTACTACAACCCATCCGTGATGAACATGGTAGAGTCGATATTAATTCTGGGCTACGTGTACTTGAGTTAAACCGCAAGATCGGAAGTTCGGATTCAAGTCAGCATGTGCAGGGTATGGCGGCAGACATTGAATGTCCTGCTGTAGATAACTTTGAGTTAGCCAAATGGATTAACAGCAATCTGGACTTTGACCAGTTAATACTGGAGTTCTACACTGCTGGTGAACCTACAAGTGGATGGGTTCATGTATCATATAATCGTGATGGAAGCAACAGAAAAAAAGCAATGACTGCTGTAAAAAATAACGGAAAAACTGTATACCAAGAAGGATTACATGGGTGACCAGTGGGAAGAAGGTAGACGACAATTAAAAATCAGTAGAGCACGACTAGCTAAAAGAAAGCTGGCAGACTCAGCAAAAGAAGTCCTTAAAACAACAAATCTAGGTCGGACAACTATAGCAAATGCAAGGGCTGTTACAGGACGTACAGCAAATATTCCTGTAAAGAATATGAAAACGTCAATGGCTTTAGAAAGACCAAAGACACCTACACAAAAAGTAGTATCTAAAATAACTTCTTTTGGTAAAGGAGCACTTAAAATAGCTACACCATTAGTTGTAGCACAGTCAGCATATAGTTTATTTGGTCCTGAAGGACTTGTGAACCAAACTTTTAATGAAGCTGTAGAGCACGGAAAAAAACGTGGTGAACGTCACAGACGGAAAGCTCAGATACCAAAAGCAAAACACGTAAGTAAAATTATACAATCAAGTTTAAACAAATTAAGAGATAGATGATGTCTTCAACACACGAAACACTATCCACACTCCATACCGCAGTAGCTCAAGAGTTACTAGATCGTATTAAGAGTGGTGAAGCTAAACCAGCAGATCTCGCAGTTGCCGTAAAGTTTCTCAAAGATAATAACATTGAGTCACTTCCAGTTGACAATACTCCATTTAAAAGTTTGATTGACGCTATACCTTTTCCAACACACGATGAAACGAGAATCTCTTAAACAACGAGAACAGAGAATTAGTTATCAACAATCAATGGGTATGAGAGAACGTAACATGGTTGACAATATATGCGAAGAGTGTAACCAAGATCCTTGCGTTTGTAAAGAAAAGAAATTAATAGAAATAAGAGGAGGTCAGTAGTGGACCCTGTGAAACGTAGGACATTCTTAAAGATAGTAGGTGCTGGTTCTTTAGCTACTATAGGTAACATAGGTTCTTCAGGAAAGGTTACTCCTGTTAAGCCTGTGGCTCCTACGACACTCAAGATTACACCAAAAGGTAGAGCATATAGAGAGTTTTTGAAAACTCCTTTAGTAGCTCATAGTATAGAAAACCATGCTGAGTTACGTACTAAAACTTTTAACGCTAATACTTTTGAAGAGTTTAGTGCTGAATACGATGAAGCTAAACGTAAATTTAGAAATACTGTTGCCAAACCTGCTTTTAAAGAAGCTGTAGACAAAACCAATATTGATATAGCAGAACGAAAAAAAGTTATAAACCCCTCTCTTCCTGCGAGTAGCAAACCTTCAGTTGCTAGAAAACATCCTTTTATGGATAGATTGGCTAGTAACCCTTATAGAAATATAAGTCAAGGTGCTAATATAGAAAGAAACAAACACGCTGCTGGTTTAATTAAAGATGCTCGTTCAGCATACGCTAAACAAATAAAACTAGCACGAGACAAAATAAGTAGTGCTAAAAAACCTGTCGTTGCTAAACCTGTAAAAAAGCGTAGTCTGTTGCACATAGTTAAGAAAATATTTACTAAAGGAAGGGGATAGCGTGTCTCTATTACGTACACTATTAAAACAGCACGATTTAACTCCAGATGATATTAAAAAGTTAAAACAGATAACTCCTAAGATAGAGAATATTTCAAGACAGAATAGAATTTTAACAGCTTTAAAACCTAAAGATCCGTCTATTGACATTAAGAAAGTACAAAGTATTATGAATAAATATATAAAAAAGAAGCCTGTCAAGCACGGATTGAAAATAAAAAAGAAAGAATGATAAAGTATATATTAATTCATACAGCCCTTATAGCGGCTCTTTTATTTCCCAACACTGCGTTAGGTATTAAAACCAAGGGTTCCTTTACGACACAGCAGATTAGAATGCTCTGGATGGGGTGTTATCAAGGAGCCAACATGAAGAGTCCTCAGTCACCCCAGGTCAATGGAATGGTCTGTGATTGTATCTTAGATAAAACCAGGATACTTTATACGTATGATGAAATAGAAAAAAAGTCAGGTAAACCCATGCAAGACGAATATAGCAGGTTAGCTGATGTTTGTATTAATGAACTTGGGTTAAGACCTAATCCAGAATTAAGTATATAGTTATTCATACAACGGACGGAGTTAAAAGATTATGATAGCAGATGAACTGAGAGACTTCCGCAACTTTCTTTTTGTTGTGTGGAAGCATCTGAACCTTCCAGAGCCTACTCCAGTTCAGTATGATATGGCAGCATACATACAATCTGATGTTAAACGTAGTGTTATTGAAGCTTTCCGTGGTGTAGGCAAGAGTTATATTACAAGTGCCTATTGTTGCCACACGTTATTGTTGGACCCACAAAAGAAGATACTGGTAGTCAGTGCCAGTAAAATCCGTGCGGATGACTTTTCTACTTTCACGCAACGGCTGATAAACGAAATGCCTCTCCTTGCCCATCTCCGTCCAAGGGAGGGGCAACGTATGTCAAAAATATCTTTTGATGTGGGTCCGACTAAAGCCTCCCACAGTCCTTCTGTAAAGTCTGTAGGTATCACAGGTCAGTTAGCTGGTAGTCGTGCAGATCTTATCGTGGCTGATGATATAGAGATTCCTAACAATTCTGCTACTCAAACTATGAGAGACAAGATCTCTGAAGCAGTAAAGGAATTTGATGCTATACTAAAACCAGACGGACGCATACTGTACTTAGGTACTCCTCAAACAGAAATGAGTCTATACGAATTGTTACCTGAACGGGGATACCAAGTTCGTATATGGCCCGCCCGATACCCTACAGAAAAACAAAGAGAAAAATACCACAACCGATTAGCTGGTATTGTAGCGGATACTCTTGATCGTACTCCTGAGTGTGTCAATGAACCTATAGACCCAAAACGCTTCAACGACGAGGATCTCTTAGAAAGAGAACTATCTTATGGTCGTTCAGGATTCAGCCTACAGTTCATGCTCGACACATCTCTCAGTGATGCAGACAGGTATCCGCTAAAGTTATCAGATCTTATTATAATGGATGTTGATAACGACAAAGCACCAGAGAAACTTATATGGACTAAGAGTACTGAGAAACGTATTACGGATCTTCCTAATGTCGGTCTGCCTGGAGATCACTATCATGAACCCTTAGAGGTTGTTGGAGATTGGATAAATTATACTGGCAGTATTATGACCATAGACCCTGCTGGTAGAGGACAAGATGAGACAGCCTTTGCTGTAGTAAAGATGCTCAATGGTAATCTTTATGTTATAGACTGTGGTGGACTCCAAGGAGGCTATAATAAGGATGTACTTATGTCATTAGCAGTTCTTGCTAAGAAATATAAAGTTAATGAGATCAGAGTAGAAAGTAACTTTGGTGATGGTATGTTCAGTGAACTATTTAAACCATACCTTACTAAGATATATCCTGTTACTATAGAAGAAGTAAGATCTACTACACAGAAAGAAAAAAGAATAGTTAGTTACTTAGAACCAGTAATGAATCAACATAGACTTATAGTAAACAAGAGTATCATATCTACTGACTATAAGTCAACACAAAAGTACCCAGCAGATAAAGCTACTCGGTATATGTTGTTCTATCAGATGTCAAGACTAACACAGGAACGTGGTGCGTTAGCTCATGATGATAGATTGGATGCTCTTTCTATGGCTGTCCAGTATTGGACTGATCAAATGGCAGTAGATGCTGATAAGAAGATAGTAGAACGAAAAGATGACCTTTTGTTTAAAGAGTTAGACCACATGGCTAACTACGTGGTGGGTAAAGAGAGATTCCAAGTTTCTAGTAATAACTGGTTAAATGTTTAGAAAAAAAATATGAAACCCTAAGCGATAACCACAAACTAAAGTTTACCCCATGCCGCCAACCTGTGGTTCCTTAAATCTAACATATAAGTGGGCGGTGTATAACCAAAAGTTAGTCTTATATAAGACATAAGACATACGATAAAAGAATATCTTTTATTCATATATAATATATCTGTTTTTTTTCTTTGATAAACTATATACATAATCAAACTCAAAGTTTCCCAAACTATTTTCGTTAATAATATCAGTGGTTTAGCTCTAAGTATCTGATTTCATTGATGATCTTTTATTTGATTGGGTCTTTCATCCATGAAATAATGATATCCAAGACATTAAACAAAAGGTTTTACTCAAATAAACTTTAAGTTTGACATTCTATTTTAAATGATTTAATTTATTCATTAAGATATTCAATTGATTCAGCCATCGGAAAGATCAGAGATCAATTAAAAATATATCTTGACAATAAATTTTATTTCATGTTAAAATATACTTAGTTAAACATAAAGTATCTTGAATTGATCTTAGTTTAACTTTTGGTTTGCTCTTTGATAAACTAATTAGTTATACTATATAGTATATAACTTTAGTATAACTTTAGTTATACTAAAGTATACTATATAGTAAACTAGGATACTAAAGGAAATTCTATGAAAAAAGAAAAGCCTTTGGATCTACCTAGAGAACTAGGCATTAAGATTTCAGGTGTCTACAATATGGGACGTAGAGGGTCTGAAATTAGGAATGCTAGGCTTTATAGTTCAGCTTCTAGGGCAAGACAACACAAAAACCTAGTTGTAGGCAGGGATTCTACTGAGCCTAGAAGAATCTCAGCTAAAACTGGACAAGTGATAGAATCGTCTTGCGGATTAGATCCTAATATGGCAACCTATTAATTGTATAGTCCTATAAGTGCATCTCTAGCCTATGACAAGTCAAGATGCACTTGTGGATGCTATGCAATAATGCTAGTATCATTTTAGTTCTTTGATAATCTAATCTGGAGATTGAATATGTATATTCAAACACTGAAGGCGTTACGTGGTCAAAACATTCCAATGTCAGCCTTTGAGGAATTAAGGGCTGGTCAATGGGTATTCCTTGGAAACGATGGGACTGCTAAGTATAAAGCAGTCTACATTGGTAAGGTAAATCGTAGCGGTGAACATGTCTTCTGTGAACATGAAGGTGAAAGACCTGTCCAGTTTGGCAAGAAACTCAAAGTTTTCTATGAGTATCTTAAAGAAATGAATGGTCCAGGCCAGAAGATGCCTAATCTTTTGGATCACCTGATGTCCATCACAGAAAGTCATCGAGTAGCCGCATGAATGTAAAGGCTACCGAACGTCGATTACGAGCTACTGTCCGTAACATGCAACAACTTGCAATCTACAAGGCAGTAGACTTTGAAAGATTAGACAGTCGATTAATTCCAGTAGTAAAGGATAAGATCGATAAGTGTGAGGCTACAATAGCCAACACGAAAGTAAAACTTAGAGGTATGAAACACATGACATCACCTTGGCATGATGTTACCATACCACAGTACGATATGAGTTGACACTTTAGGTAGACTATGGCAACATGGTCTACCATGAGTATCAACACTAACATGACAGATACCTTGCAGGTCAGCCCATGTTATGAGATACTATCACAGTAGACCAAAGTTGGTCTACTAGGTCTGTTCTTTGACAACCTAATATGACGGAGTTGGATATGTTCAAAACTCATAATCCACAGGTTCGTCAGTTTGCACAGTTTAGTCCTGAAAATATGGAGCAAGTCTTTGCTTTCATTCAGGCCAGTATCCGTGAGGGTACGTACAAACTGTATGAAATGATGGCATTGTGGAGACAACTGGGATTGAGTTATGATCGACTGACATGGGGCAACAAGGGTGATGCCATGAAGCACATTGACAGTCATCGTAATGAAATCTACAAGGACATTATGAAGGCTATTCGTTCACGAAAACACGTGACGCATAAGATCATTGACATCGTGTCGGATATTCCAGGCTTTGGTGTACCGAAAGCTGGATTCGCTAGTCAACTCATACATGGTAGTGGTGGATGTCTTGATGTCCACAACAAGAAGATGTATGGGATAACGGACAACTTTGATGTAAACAAGGTTAGTCCACAACTCAAGGCTAAACGAATTGACAATTACGTTATAGTCTGTAATAATTTAGGTGGTGCTAGGAAACTTTGGGACGTATGGTGTACGTTTGTAGCCAACAAGTATCCCAAACATTTTGAATCGCCAGAGGTAGTCAGCAAGTTACACGTTGACTGCTTGTACTGGCCTATCGTAAAGGTAGACAATGGAAGTCCAGAAAATTTCAAGAGATGAGGCATGGAGAAGGTACTTGATTGGTGACTATACCATGAGAGTACCACCTGTTTGCACTGATAATTGGGATGATTGGGATTGGGTACGATGGACGTTCCCTAATATAGAACCTGAACCAGGAACAGAGTATGGAACAGAAAACAATAGTTGAGTACAAGTCAGCCAGTAAAGGTTGGATTAATATCGAGGACATGGCACAGGAACACCTTGTTAATGTGATCAAGAAGTCCTTGAGAGAACAGAAGGTTGCCCGATTTCGACAGGTAAATAGTGTCGAGTTTGTATTACAACCTGATGTAGCCACAGAACAACTCAACCTACGTCTGGTAGGCTAGACTTGTGGAAGACTTGAAGATAGATCGTGGGAAACTAAGTGATGAGGACATCGAAGATGCAGAGCAAAAGACTCACGATCTACTGTTAAAGTTCTTCGGTGTCATACATGAAGTAATACAGGATGACAACCCTGATTTGTCAGACTCGGATAAGTACACGATAGTATGTAACATCCATGAATCAATAGGTGTAGCCATGACTATGATCGCTAATGATCTGGAGATCAAGGCTACTGGAAAGATGGTGAACTGACTATGATGAAACCAATATACCATCTATACTTTGGATTAGTTGTCTTGACAATACTAATATCTACAAGTATAATGGTTTTAAAACTAAGGGATATAATGTGGAAGACCAGAGTCATCCACAGTAAGATAGATACTATACGTATGATGAATGAAATTATTCTACTGGAGAACGATGGGTATTCTAAACAGAGGGTCACAAGTACACCGAGACAGAACCAAATACCACAGACCCAGTAGCAATAACGAATTAACTGATGAGTACAGGCAGAACTATAGATTTCTACCACACTATAGCTACCTAGTAGGTGTGAGTCTACGACTAGAGGTAGACCATTCAGTAGATATGGTGTCTGTCCACTACAATCGTAAACTGCTGGAAGGAGCAGTAAAGGATGTTATAACTAAGAACATGGGTGAGTATCCAAATGTAAAAGGAACCTGACTGTAAATCAGGCGTGTGCACACACATGTAGGTTAAAATCCTACCTCACCCACCAGATAGGGGCATGGGAGGCATCCCATACGGACCAGAATATTTTCTGCGAATGTAGTTAATAGTCTGCGTGACAGGTACGAACAGTTGCCTTTGAGGATTGAATGATCAACTTTCCGAGCTTGCCGTAAGCCCCTTTTACTTAAAGGGCTATCATCTGGGATGCGATCTGATTCCAAACCAGATTAGGAGGGTTCGATTCCTTCATAGTCCGCCAAGACTGACTTAAAACAATCACTACGAACAAAGCATTATGATGCGGTAGTGACCAAAGGTTGAAGGCCCGAAGTCAGGGTTTGTTGCATCCCAAGTATGGTGGGGTGTACCAGACTTAACCAAAAAACCATACAAACCGAGGGCAGATAGACCAGGAGGATAGTTGACTCCATTCCTCTGTCTGTCCTCACCACTAAGAATGACTATGAGTACCAAGAAATATATTCATGTCAATCAGCATAAGATCAAGGCAAATCGAAAAGATTTCTTTGCTAATAATCCTGTCTTGACAGTGAAAGATTATAAGAGTAATGTGTATTGTAATGAACTTGAAATCTTGGATGATGCAGGACACGTAGTAGCCAAGGTAATATACAGACCAGAGAAACCATTGTCCTGTGGAGCAGAGGTCTGGATAGAAACTCATAGAGAGGTACGCTTATGTTCGTAAAGAATGTCTATATAACTATATGGGATTTTGCTGACAGTGATGAAGGTGAAGAGGTAGCTAAATTAAAATTTAAATACCTTGACCTTGACACAATAGAACAAGTAGTATATACTATTGTAGAAGAATCAGATGCACTCTTTGATGATTCAATCAAAGTAGAAGTAAACTTTAATTATTACCCAGTACATACAGTTAATGAGTCTCATTGAAGAGCAACTTAAAATAGAGCAGGAGTCGATAGACTTTGGTATCGACCACTATCGTAAACAGGTAGCTGAAGCCAAGCAGATGAGCCGTGAAGGGACTACACTGCACGGCATACTACTAATGAAGCACAGTGTAGACAAGGTGTCACAAGTGATACGTGATTTCCTTGACAGTGCATTGAGTGGAAAGATAGGGAGATACCAGACTTCTGCTTTAAGACTAGATGAAATAGATCCTGAAGTCAGTGCCTATATAGCATTGAAGTGTATGGTAGATGGAGTGTCCAATCGTATGTCACTCACCAAGTCATCCCTTATGATAGGGAATGCACTTGAGGATCACGTTAAGTTTTCTATCTGGCAGAGTAAAGAAAGAAAGATATTTAACAGGACTCTCAAGGACGTTAAAGCTCGTACCTCTAACCGACACTACCAGAGGTACAATGTAATACGTAAGATGTCCAAGATTGAGGTGATAGACTACGCACTATGGGACAAGTCAGAACGTGTACGAGTAGGATCTAAACTAATAGACCTAGTGATAGGAGCCACTGGTCTATTCAAAGTACAGACATTCCAACTCAGTAAACGACTGAGAGAAACTGTAATCCTAGCAACTGAGGATACACTTAAATGGATTGAAGAAGTCAACAAACGTGGTGAGGTACTGCACCCAAGGTATTATCCTTGTGTGATACCACCTTTAGATTGGTCAGGTCCGTTGGATGGTGGATACCATACGGATAAGTTGCGTCAGATACCCATGATAAAAACTACCAATCGTAAGTACCTTGAGGAAATGGAAACAGTATCCATGCCTATGGAGTACCGATGTATTAACGCATTGCAACGTACTCAATGGTGTGTTAATGTTAAAGTTCTTGAGGTGATGAAACAAGTGTGGGAATCAGGGCAACCTTGGCCTGGAATACCACCAAAGTTTGATCATCCAATACCACCTGCACCAGTACCAGAGGGTATGAATAAACAGGACATGGATCAAGAACTGTACCAAGAGTTTATAACATGGAAAAAAAATGCGGCAAATATATACAATGAGAATGCACGTATAGGTAGTAAGCGTATCCAATTTGTACGTACACTATCAATGGCCCAGAAGTTTGAGAAGTACAGGGATATATACTTTGTATATCAATCAGACTTTAGAGGACGTAAGTACACAGTCTCGTCCTTCATGACACCACAAGGACCAGACTTTGCTAAAGCCTTACTGACATTCAGTGCTTCTGAACCTATCGAGAATGATGAACAAGCTAAATGGCTTGCAGTTCATGGAGCAAACTGTTATGGTTATGATAAGGTATCACTTGATGATAGATACCAGTGGTGTTTAGATAACTTAGATAAGATACAACGTACTGCTGAAGATCCTTTCGGATACCGATGGTGGACTGAGGCTGATGAACCTTGGCAATTCCTAGCATTCTGTTTTGAATGGTCAGGGTTTGCAGATAAAGGTTACGGATACATGTCAAGTCTTCCTGTTATGGTGGATGGAAGTAACAACGGACTGCAACACTATTCAGCAATCCTTCGTGATCCTGTTGGCGGTAAGGCTACGAACCTTACTAATGAAGAGATGCCACAGGATATATACCAAGAGGTAGCTGACCTAGTGTTGAAGGATGTACAATCAGAGTACGATGTAGATACACACGCTAAACGATGGGTGGACTCAGGACTTATAACACGTAAGCTAACTAAACGTCCTGTCATGGTCGTACCTTATGGTGGTACGATGTATTCATGTCGAGCCTACATTGAGGATGCTATGCGTGAAGAGTTTCTGAAAGGAGTTCCTAATCCTTTTGGAGATGACTTGTTTAAATCATCCATGTACCTAGCACGTTCCGTATGGAAAGCGATAGGTAAGGTGGTAGTCTCTGCACGAGAGGCAATGAAATGGTTACAAGTAATAGGGAATAGTATTAGTAAAAAACAAATGCCTATCGTATGGTCTACACCTTCTGGATTTGTAGTGCATCAGATGTATCCTGCAATAAAGGAACGTCAGATTGCTACACATATAGATGGTAAACTTATTAAACCTGTAATAGCAACACAAGATTATGCTAGAGTTGACCGACACCGAGCAGTCAATGGTATAGCACCCAACTTTGTACATGCACTTGATGCGTGTGCATTGACCATCACAGTGAACAAGTGTCTCGATGATGGTATCATGGACTTCGCTATGGTTCATGACTCTTATGGTGTGTTTGCCCATCACTCTCCTGAATTATCTGTCAATCTTAGACAGGCATTCTATGAGATGTACAATGAGAACGATGTGCTACACCAGTTTAGGTTATCAGCAACTGATGTACTGGATGAGGTTGAATCACCACCTGAACGTGGGAATCTTGACTTATCTAAGGTACTAAAATCAGATTACTTTTTTTCTTAACCTATCCTGAATAGGAGTTAATGACTATTATAGCATGAAGTACGATATAGATTATCTTTGTAGATTATGTGTACACTACTTAGATAATGATGAACAAATACCTATTGACATTGTATTTGAATGTGTTACACTAGGTATTGATGTTAGTAAATTAGAAACCAACCATTCTTTAGGAAAGGATACATGGCAAATAGAGAGTACACAGTAACACCGAAAGGTGAGATGAGATGGGCTTACCTTCATAAGCCTGACACTCAGTTTGATTCTAATGGAGTGTTCCATGTCAAACTTCGGTTAGCCAATGGATCATCTGATGATCTGCGTAAGGCTATTGAACGTGAGCATAAGGCAAACAAGAAGGATGCCGTAGCTCGTAACCCTAATCGGAAATCCTTCCGAGAATTTCTACCTTTCAAAGAGGTCTTGAATGAGGACGGATTAGCTGATGGCTACGAATTTCAATTCAAGTTGAAAGCAGTAGCAACCAACTCTAAAACAGGGCAGGAGTTTACTCAACGTCCTGTTGTAGTAGGTCCAGACAAGAAGCCTATTCCTTCTGAGGTTACCATTGGTAATGGAAGCATCGGGAAGATAGCCTTTGAAACTATTCCCTACTTTACAGGGAATAACTTAGGTGTCTCGCTTCGTCTGCGTGGAGTTCAGGTTCTTGAACTGGTAGAGTATAATGCAGGTGGGAACGATATGTTCTCAGTTGAGGAAGGATACTCAATCGTAACCAGTTCCAAGGCCAATGAAGAACAAGAAGCAGAGATGTTTGAAGAAGAAGAAACCAGTAACCAAAAAGGAGAAGACGAAGAAGACTTTTAGATCTTTATTTGAGGAGTCGATTGCTTGTAATCTTACGAAGCGTAAAGTTGAGTATGACTATGAGTCAATCGACATCTCATATACCACTATACGAAAGTATAAACCAGACTTCATACTATCCAATGGGATTATCATTGAAGCCAAAGGCTATTTCCGTAGTGCGGATCAAAGAAAACATAAGCTCATCAAAGAACAACACCCAGATCTGGACATACGTTTTGTATTTCAGAAGGCAAGTGCTAGAGTACAAGGAAGTCAAATGACTTGTGCTCAATGGTGTGATACTTATAAGTTTCAGTACTCGGAAACATACATCCCTAAGAATTGGATAGACGAATTAACTTTAACAAAGAAAGGAACTCATGATTGAAAGATATGTTCTGCAACGTGATGTCATCGATGATAAAGGTGAATCCCATGCTCATGTTGAGATGGAGTTCAATGCTGATTATCTTACGGACATCATGCAGGAATTTCATTCGTTCTTGATTGCTTCAGGTTTCGCATACGTGACCGCAGTTGCCGCACAGAAAAGTGATGGTGATGTAGCGTGTTCAGATGGATGGGAATACACTGCTGAAGTGGATGAAGATGAGGATGAAGATGACGAATTTGACGAGTAACTTTATTCAACATCAGTCATGTGACAGTTGCGGATCTAAGGATAACGTGGCTGTCTATGACGATGGGCATACGTGGTGCTTTGGTTGTAACACGTATGGTAAAGGGGATAGAACTTATGAACCTACTGTAAAGAGGGATATGAAGTTTATAGACGGAACGATTCAAGGACTTTCCAAACGTAGAATCAGTGAGGATACGTGCCGTAAGTGGGACTATCAAACTGGTGAATACAATGGACGTAAAGTTCAGATCGCAAATTACAAGAACTCATCGGGTAGTGTTGTTGCACAGAAACTACGCATGGCTAACAAGCAGTTCCTTTTTATAGGAGATGCTAGTGAAGCAGGGCTATACGGAGCACACCTATGGTCTGAAGGTGGTAAACGTGCAGTGATAACCGAAGGTGAGATCGATGCCCTATCTGTCTCACAGGCATTGGGGAACCAGTGGCCTGTGTTTAGTGTACCTACTGGTGCATCAGGAGCACCTAATGCTGTACGTAAATCCATTGAGATGCTATCAAAGTTCGATGAAGTTGTCATCCTATTTGATAGTGACGAAGCAGGAAGTAAAGCATCAAAGGAATGTGCTCAGTTGCTACCACCTGGGAAAGCAAAGATAGGACACCTACCTCTCAAGGATGCTAATGAGATGGTAGTAGCAGGTAAGACAAAGGAACTTGTTACTTGTTTGTGGCAAGCTAAACCTTTCAGACCTGATGGAATCATACAAGGTTCAGATCTATGGGATCTTGTATCAAGTGAGGATGTGGCATCATCCTGTAAATACCCATTTGAGGGTATCAATCAGAAGACTTTAGGTCTACGAAGAGGAGAGATAGTTACTTTCTGTGCAGGTAGTGGTATCGGCAAGTCCCAAATTTGTAGGGAGATAGCTTACCATTTACTTTTGCAGGGAGAAACGATAGGCTATGTAGCTCTTGAAGAAGGAGTTAAACGTAGTGCGTTAGGGTTTATGTCTCTAGCTATTAACCAGCCTCTTCATCTCGGTGATAAAGAGATTGATCCTGAGTCATTCAAGTTAGCGTTTGAGGATACATTAGGTACTCAACGTGTCTTTCTATACGATCATTGGGGTTCACTTGATGGTGATAATCTCATCAACAAGATCCGATACATGGCACATGGTTGCGGTTGTAACTATGTAGTATTGGATCATATCAGTATAGTAGTATCTGGTATGGAAGGTGGGGATGAACGTAGGATGATTGATAATACCATGACAAAACTACGTGGACTTGCTGAAGAAGTAAACGTAGGGATACTGATGGTGTCACATCTTAAAAGACCTCAAGGTAACAAAGGTCATGAAGACGGAGCACAAACCAGCATGGCTCAACTCCGTGGATCTGCGGCCATAGGTCAGTTATCTGATATAGTTATCGGGTGTGAAAGGGACCAACAATCTGAGAATCCTAACGTAACTACTGTAAGGATATTAAAGAATCGTTGGACAGGAGAAACAGGAGTCGCTTGTTATCTGGAATACATGAAAGATACAGGACGCATGACTGAAGTAGATCGGCCCGATGATGCTATTGACTTTGAAAAGAATGAAGAGGAAGTAATCAATGAGGACTTCTAATGAGAATCTTATTCGATATAGAATCCAAAGTTAGTGAGGGTAAGACTGATCTTATCTCCAGAACTGAGGATGTATTTATCATTGTCACAAAGAACCTTGATGATAGAGATGAGGTAATAACTCATTATAATATTGAGGATGGTATTCGGTATCTTCACTGTGCTCATGAAATTATAGGACACAACATCATTGGTTATGATTTACCAGTGTTGAATAAACTCTATGATTTTGAATTTGTAGGTAAGATAACGGACACGCTAATGATGTCTCGTTTAGTATATCCCAATCGTAGGGAACGAGATCATTTGTATCGACAACCTGAATTAGACAGTAGGTTGTATGGTTCCCATAGCCTTAAAGCATGGGGTCAAAGGTTGCACTTTAACAAGGGTGACTATGGTGAAACTGAAAATGCTTGGCAGAAACTCACTGAAGAAATGGTTGAGTACTGCAAGCAGGATGTGGAACTAACACATAAACTGTACAGTATTCTGTACAGTAAGTTACAGAGTGAGGATGCTCTACAGTTAGAGCAGAATCTGACAGTGATCTGTAATCGACAGGAAGCAGATGGTATGCCCTTCGATGTAGATAAAGCACAGGAATTGTACGCAGTTCTGTGCGGAAGAAGATCGGAACTTGAAACAGAACTTGTAGATAAGTTTGGAACGTGGTACACTGGGGAACTAAGAGAACCAAAGACTAAACCTGCATACAGTAAACTGATTAAAGTTACTTTCAATCCAAGATCACGACAGCATATAGCCAAGAGACTCAAGGATTTCTATAACTGGAAACCTACTGAGTTCACACCTTCAGGTGAACCGAAGGTAGATGAGTCAGTACTTTCTACTATGGAATATCCAGAAGCTAAGTTGCTTACTGAGTATCTCTTGGTTAATAAGCGTATCTCTCAACTAGCGGAAGGAGATCAAGCATGGTTAAAACTGGAAAGGTTAGGACGAATACATGGTAGGATCAACACGATGGGTTCGGTCACGAGTCGATGCAGTCACTCGCATCCTAACCTCGCACAAATTCCAAATGTTTCAGCACCATACGGCAAAGAATGTAGGTCGTTGTTTACTGCACCTAAAGGATTTTCTTTTCTGGGGGTGGATGTCAGCGGTCTGGAACTTCGGTGTCTTGCTCACTACATGGCACTATATGATAGTGGGGAATATGGGAAGAAACTTTTGGAAGATGATATACACACAGTCAATCAACGTGCGGCAGGGCTTCAGTCTCGTAACGATGCAAAGCGTTTTATATACGCATTCCTTTATGGTGCTGGTGACGAAAAGATTGGGGAGATTGTTGGAGGAGACTCACAAACAGGAGCAAGAATCAAGAAAAAATTCTTAGCTCAGATCCCTGCTCTTGGTAAGTTACGTACCGCAGTACAAAACAAATCAAAGCAGGGATATATCAAAGGTCTGGATGGTAGGCACATACCTGTCCGTTCAGAATATGGTGCATTGAATACGTTGATGCAATCAGCAGGAGCAATTATATGCAAGCGTTGGGTTGTTGAGTTTCACAAACTTCTGAAAGAACGAGGGTTTGACAATGGTACTGATTACCAACAAGTAGCCTTTGTTCATGATGAACTCCAACTAATCGTAAAGGATCAACATGCAGAAAGAATCGGACAGACCGCAGTTGAAGCTATACAAATCTCAGGAGATAAGTATGGATTCCGTATCCCTCTCACAGGAGAATACAAGTGTGGTCAATCTTGGGCAGACACGCATTGATAGACAGGACATAACATCACGAGCCTATGCTAGTGAGATGGTAGCAATGTCCTTGTTTATACGATGGGGTTATGATGTACTCCAACCATATACACCTACAGTATATGACTTTGTGGTACTGAAAGATAACACGTTTAAAAAAGTCCAAGTGAAGAGCACAGACTGTGGTATTTTTAGCTTGCTTCGTAGTGGAAAAAGTGTACAATATGATAAGAAAGATTTTGATTATCTCTGTGGTGTAGAGTTCCCTAATGTCTGGGTAATACCTTGGGCATTGATAAAGAACAAGACAGGGATAACCTCAAATGTTTTGGAGAAAAAATTTAACGACTATAAATTTGATCTCACTGACCCAAACACCTATAAAACAAATGGTAATTCATGAAAGTCTTATTATTAGACGGAGACATTTCTTTGTATGTTGCAACAACGCAACACGAAACAGAGATTGATTGGGGTGATGACTTCTGGACACTCACTTGTGACTTCAAGTCTGTTGCTCAAACACTAGACCAAACTATCACAGACCTTGTGAAGAAAACCAAGGTTGATAAGATAGAAGTATGTCTATCAGATAAAGGAAACTTTAGAAAAGATATTAATCCATCTTACAAATCAAACCGAAAGTCTTCACGCAAGCCTATCTGCTTCGTTCCTGCTCGTGATTATCTTATAGATAACTATGATGTATATATCCGTAAGACTCTTGAAGCAGATGATGTGATAGGAGTACGAGCTACACGACCAGCGTATAGTGAGGTATGCGAATATATAATAGCAAGCCCAGACAAAGATCTGCTCACAGTTCCAGGTCTTCATTGGGACCACAGAGAGGAGGTGATCCATCAGGTATCCGAGAAACAAGCCGACCATTTTTTCTACACTCAAGTTCTTACTGGAGATGCAGTTGATGGTTACTCTGGATGTCCAGGGATCGGCCCGAAGAAAGCAGAAAAACTTTTGGAATCCTGTGAAGATCATAGAGACTATTGGATAAAGATAGTTAATACCTATGAGAGTGCAGGACTTACAGAAGATGAGGCTATTTTAAATGCTAGGATGGCACGTATATTGAGGTGGAATGATTACCAAGATACTAAGGTTGATCTATGGAATCCCCCAATATAAAAATGGCAGACTATAATAAAGATGAGATGGACAGAGAGGAATCTAAATCTCAGTACGATCCTCACATGAGGTACGTAGAATCTGTCCATCAATCTGAAGATGAGTTCCATAATCCTAAACATTACACCGAAGGATTTGGTATTGAACCTATCGAATATATTATAGCAAACGAGATGGACTTCTTAGAAGGTAACATCATTAAGTATGTTAGCCGTTACCCATTGAAAGGTGGACTGAATGATTTAAAGAAAGCAAAGGTGTATATTGAAATGTTAATTAAACGAGAAGAAAAGAAACAATGACCCAGTTACCCACACAGTACCAAGAATATATACACCTTTCACGTTATGCAAGGTGGAGCTATGAAGAGGGACGAAGAGAAACTTGGAGCGAAACTGTAGAAAGATATTTTAATTTCTTTATTAATCATCTCCATAAGAATTGTGGGTACTCAGTTCAAGGAGACATCATTGCTAAATTAGAAAAGGCAGTACTTAATCTGGACATCATGCCCTCTATGCGGTGCTTGATGACAGCAGGACCAGCCTTAGAAAAGGAGAACATTGCTGGCTATAATTGTAGTTATATTCCTATTGATACTCTACGTTCGTTTGACGAGATCCTCTATGTTTTAATGAACGGAACAGGAGTTGGATTCAGTGTTGAATCTCAGTATACTAATCAACTCCCTGTTGTACCTGATGAGCTACACAATACTGATTCAGTTATTGATGTACGTGATTCTAAACTAGGGTGGGCTAAAGCGTACAGAGAATTAATTAGTTTATTATATTCAGGTTTGATTCCAAGATGGAACATGGATAAGGTCAGACCTGCTGGTGCTATATTAAAAACATTTGGAGGCAGAGCTTCTGGTCCTGTACCTCTTAATGAATTGTTTCACTTTACTGTAAAGATATTCAACAATGCAAAAGGAAGAAGACTTAGACCCATCGAGTGTCATGACCTCGTTACGAAAACGGCAAAGGTTGTGGTCGTTGGTGGGGTTCGTCGGTCTGCTCTTATCTCTCTCAGTGATATTGGGGATGAGCAAATGCGACAGGCCAAATCAGGAGCATGGTGGGAAGAGTACGGACACAGAGCACTCGCAAACAATTCAGCCAACTACCACTCCAAACCTGACACAGGAACATTCCTTAAAGAATGGACTTCACTTTACGAGTCCAAGTCAGGGGAACGTGGAATCTACAGTTCATCTAATGCAAGAAAACAAGTCGAAAGATTCGATCATAGAGAACCTAGAGATGACTTCGGAACTAATCCATGTTCTGAAATAATTCTCAGACCAAGGCAATTCTGTAACTTATCTGAAGTTATTATAAGAGCCGATGATACTATAGCTACCTTAAAGGAAAAGGTACATCTTGCTACGATCCTTGGTACGTGGCAAAGTACTCTTACTAACTTCAGATACCTATCTAAAAAGTGGAAGGAGAATTGCGATGAAGAAAGATTACTAGGAGTTAGCCTTACTGGAATCATGGACTGTGAATTGACTAATGGATTTGTTAGTGCATTACCCTCAGTCCTTGAAGAACTTAGGGACCATGCCAGAGAGACTAATAAGGAATGGTCCCAACGATTAAATGTAAATGAATCATCAGCAATAACTTGTGTCAAACCTAGTGGTACTGTATCACAACTATGTGATTCTGCTAGTGGTATTCACTCAAGGCATTCTGAGTATTACATTAGAACTGTACGTAGTGATTTAAAAGATCCTATAACTAAACTAATGATTGATCAAGGTGTACCTCATGAACCTGATGTCATGAATCCAGCAGATATGATGGTCTTCTCGTTCCCAATCAAATCACCTGAAGGTGCATTTACTCGTGATAACAGGAGTGCTATAAGTCAATTAGAGTTCTGGAAAGTATACCAAGAACATTGGTGTGAACATAAACCAAGTGTAACTGTAACTGTAAAAGAAGATGAATGGACTGAAGTTGGGTCGTGGGTTTACAACAATTTTAATGTGGTGTCTGGTATATCTTTCCTTCCTCATTCTGACCATGTATATCAGCAAGCTCCATATCAAGACTGTACTGAAGCAGAGTACAAAGAATTGGAAGAACAGATACCAGTATTGGATTGGACAAAACTAAGTGAATACGAATCAGAAGACTATACAACAGCATCTCAAGAACTTGCTTGTGTGGGTAATTCCTGTGAGTTGTAGCCTATTATTAGAAGACTTATGAAAATACCTTTTGATATAACCCAATCATTATTGGATAGATTAAACAAATTATATCCTGATAAACTACCAAGCAAGGTAGTATCATCTACAGATTTAGCATACCTTATGGGACAACGATCTGTAATCGATAAGCTAACCGATATTTATAACGAGGAAACTAATAATGTGTTTCGTGAATCCGAGTAGTCCACCTTCTACTCCAATGGTAATGCCTCCACCTGCTACACCTGAAGCTCATGCTTCAACAAAAGACCCAGCAGAATTTGAAGAGAATGTACGTAGTGCTGAACGAGATGAAGGAGGAAAAAATTTACAAGGAACTCAGACAAAACGAGTTAAGAAACCTAGAGCTAAAAGTAATGCGTTACAAATAGCATCATCAAATAAACCATCTTATTCATTATCATAATATGCCTGGAAGATATACACTATCAAAAAATAGAAAAAAACTAGCAAGTCAAGGTAGGTTTGGTGATACAGAAATTGGAATGGTAGATGGGAAGTTAGAACACCTTAACAAATTAGAAAAATATTTATTAGATAATAAGACAACAAACCAAAGTGATAAATATTTGCTAAAAAAATTAGGAGCATCTCGTACTACTAATCCAAATACAGGGTTGACAGAGAATTGGGGATGGTCCCCTCCCACTGTTAGTATTCCAGTACCTAAAATAAACGTACCTAAATCTACAGGTGATATAGTAAAGGGTGTTCAAAAATCTTATGATACCAGTGTTAAAGCACACCTTCCTGAAGGAGCAAGTGTAGAACATTTAGGGGGAAAAGTTCATGAAACCCTTCAGGCTACTGAGCATCATGCTGGTAAAATGGTAACAGATGTTGGTCGAGGTATAGTAGGCACAGCAATGCAAATTTTAACAGGAAAAAATCCTTATACTGACCAAGGTTCATCAGATACTGATACATCAGGTAGTTCAGTTACAGGTGGTCAATCATATAAAGGATTTGGTGCAGTTAAACGTAGAAAAAAGAAAAAGAAAATGATAGGTGGTCAAGGTGAAGGAACTGAAACCTCTATTGCTACGGCTGGAAAAAGAGGTAGTATAGTTACACCAGGAAGAAATAAAAGATCAGGACTTAGCATACCATCAAGAGGTTCAGGATTAAGTGGAACATCCCCTAGTTATGGATTAGGATAGTACAAATGGATACAGTTCAAGCTGTAAGCATATCCGACAGAGGAATTACCGAAGGAGGATTTGTCTCTTCACAGTATAACAACTTAGCGACAGTACGTGATGCGTTTCTCAAACGAGCACGAGAAGCATCTAGGATTACTATACCTACATTGATACCTGAATCAGGTGCAACATATAATACTGAATACCATACACCATACCAAAGTATAGGAGCAAGAGGAGTTAATAACTTAGCATCCAAGATGTTAATGGCTTTGCTTCCTCCTAACAGTCCGTTCTTTAGATTAACCATTGATGACTTTGATCTTGCTAATCTTATAGGAGAAGATCAACGTGGTGCTGTAGAAGAAGGACTAGCACGTATAGAACGAGCCGCACTTGCTGAGATAGAATCAGAAGCTATGCGTGTTCCTATATTTGAAGCGTTAAAACATTTAATTGTTGGTGGAAATGCTCTGTTACATCTGCCAACTAAAGGTGGAATGATGAGGATATTCCATCTTAATTCGTATGTAACTAGGAGAGATCCATCAGGCAACATATTAAAAATAATAGTAAAAGAAAATCTCAATGGAAAGACCTTACCTGAAGAACTTCAAAAATATATTAATGTCCCTGATTCAGAAACTCCTGCAAAGAATTACGAACTTTACACGTGCATCCATCGGACACCTAAAAGATATGAAATATATCAGGAGATCCAAGGGAACCGCATAGAGGAAAGTTATGGTCAATATCCGTTGGATCAATTGCCGTGGATTCCTCTGCGGTTCAACAGAATTGACAATGAAGATTATGGTCGAGGATTTGTAGAAGAATATATCGGAGATCTTAAATCAGTTGAAGCATTAAGTCAAGCCGTGGTTGAAGGGTCAGCCGCAGCCGCAAAAGTTTTATTCCTTGTCAAGCCAAATGGTACTACTAAACTCAGAACTCTCGCTGACTCCCCTAATGGAGCTATTGTACAGGGAGATGCAAACGATGTCTCCACGTTACAGCTACAGAAATCTACTGATTTCCGTGTAGCAAATGAAATGTTGCAGTATCTTACTAATAGATTGCAAATAGCATTCCTTATGAACTCGTCAGTTGAACGACAAGCAGAACGAGTTACCGCAGAAGAAATAAGATACAAAGCACAAGAACTAGAGATGGCCCTTGGTGGTGTCTATAGTGTACTGAGTCAAGAACTTCAGGTTCCTTTAGTTAAACAGTTATTGAATCGTTTAACGAAACAAGGGAAGATGCCTAAGTTTCCTAAGAATTCAGTAAAACCTGAGATCGTTACAGGTATTGAAGCTCTTGGTAGAGGACAGGATCTTAACAAACTAAATACATTCTTACAGTATCTGCAACCATTAGGACAGGATGTCATAGCTAGAGAGATGAACGTAGGGGATTACATAGATCGTCTTGGTGCATCCCTTGGTATTGATACAGGGGGATTGATTAAGTCTCCTGAACAGAAAGCTATGGAACAACAACAAGCTGAACAACAACGTCAGCAAATGATGCAACAAGAAATGATGAAGAATGTTGTTGAAGGTAGTGCTCCTGCTGTTACTAAAGAAATGGTAGCTGGTATGGGAAACATGGACCCTGAACAACTGCAAGAATCTATGCAACAAATGCAACAACAAATGCCACAATGACACAAACATACAAACCTAAAAAGAAAACCAAAGGGATAGGTTTAAACAAAGGACAGAGACTGCAAGTTACAACAGGCAAGCCTGGGGTACTAAGTGCTCCATCTAAAGGTCCGTCAATGTCTAGGGAAGCCTTGGCTACTGTATCTAAACATATTGCTCCTTATTCTGATAAAGCAAAAAAGAAAATAATAGCTCAAGGTTCTAAATCAAAGAGCACTTTGAAAAGACTTTCTCGCACTAGAGTTGGACGAGAAGGATCACTAGCGTTGTTAGGAACTACGTTAGTAGCTTTAGTTAAAAAATTTGAACAAGCTAAAAAAGAAGGAGTTAGTGAAGTAGCGGTAGGAGGATCAAGATTCACAGTGTCTCCATCAGATAGTGATGATGCTGTTACTAGGTATCTAAAAGCCAATCCTAATCCTGCTCCAAGATATAGATAATGGGTGATAAAAGAAAAGCTAGAAAAGTAGCGACTAAAATTTTAAAAGAAATGGGCTTTACTAAAAAAGCTCAACAAAGTTTATCACAACCTAAAGTTGACAGGTTTGGAGAAACTGATACAGAACGTGCGTTTAGATTAGGCGGTAAGAAAAAGGAAAGGGAACTCCAAAGAAGACTAACAGGACGTAGGATTAAAATGACACCTGGAAGAATAGGACTTATTGGAGCATTGATGGGATGGGCAGGAGATAAGATATATAGTGGAGCTAAAGAGTTTGTACAGAATAGTAAGATAAAAGAAACTGATAGTGAAATAACTATAGGTAACATGAGGTTTACTAAGCCTCCACCTAGATTAAAGAATCAACCTAAAATAAATTTGAAACCTAAAAACTTTTAATAACTGACATGGTAGATAAAGTAGAAATTAGAACTGGTGATGAAGTTCCTAGTGCAGGAACTACAGATCATCTACAAGAAATGCTAGAAGTAGCAGAGAGTGCAGAAAACCCTGAAGTATCAGACCGACCTGAATGGTTGCCTAATAAGTTTGATTCTCCTGAAGCATTAGCTCAAGCCTATACAGAACTTGAGCAACGTATGGGAAGACAAGGACAAGAGCAACAAGAAGACAGTGAGTGGACGCATGATGAAGATAATGTTTCAGTAGAAACTGAAGAAGATCCTTCTGAAGTACAGAATTTTTTAGCCTCACGAGGTCTTGATTTTAATCAGTTCCAAGAAGAATTTAACCAGAGTGGAGGTCTTAGTGAAGATGCCTATGGTGCTTTAGAAAAGGCTGGTATTCCTCCAACTTTAGTAGACTCATGGCTTGAAGGTCAGAAAGCAGTGAGTCACCAACTTCAATCTACTATCCACAATTCTGTGGGTGGTACTGAAGCCTACAACCAAATGGTTGAATGGGCATCTGATAACTGGGGTCCAGAAGAGATTGATGCTTTTAATCAGTCTGTGGACTCCACTAACATGAACCAAGTTATGCTGGCAGTAAGAGGGTTACAAGCCCAGTATAGTCTTGCTAATAATGATCCCTCATTATATTCAGGAGATGGAGGTTCAGTATCTCCTAATACTTTTGAATCTCTGAACCAAGTCACTGAAGCAATGAAAGATCCACGCTATGCTAATGACCCTGCATATCGTAGGGAAGTGGAAACTTTGCTTCAAAATTCTAACGTCATATAACTATTTACAAAATTAGTCTTTGCCCTTTGCGAAGGATAACACTGAACGAAATTGCACTTAGAAGTATCCACGATAGAGTTCGATTATCTAATATAACATTTTTCTAAAGAAAGAAAATATGGCTGTTAATTATAGTCCAATTAGACATGGACAAACGAACGCTACAGGAGATGCTAGAAGTCTATTTCTCAAGCTATACGCAGGGGAAGTCCTTACAGCGTTCCAAACACGTAACGTCATGATGCCTTTGCATCGTGTACGTACTATTTCTAAAGGGAAGTCAGCACAATTCCCGATGACAGGTAAGTTTCGTACTGCGAGTTACCATACTCCAGGTAATGAAATAGAACCTACTACTGCAAAGCAGGGTGAAAGAATTGTCAGTATTGATGATCTCTTAATCAATGCTCAGTTTATTGCTAACATTGATGAGGCGATGTCCCATTATGATATTCGATCCATCTACACTCAAGAAGCAGGTTATGCTCTTGCCAAGGTAGCAGATCAGAATATTCTAAGAACTGCTATTAAATCAGGTCTTT